GGGTGATGCCTTTTTATTCAGCACATACCGCTAGTGGTTGTTTAATTAACGACTTAAGCTCTATTTTGCAACGGAAGAGTTTATCTTCTTTCGCGCTTAGTAAGTTAGCTGATCTGTCTCCTACAACAACGCGCAAGATTTGCTCGGACAATAAGTACATACCCTCACCCGATGTGCTCGAGAAGATCTGTCTGACGCTGAGTGTTATGCCAGGCGATGTTTTAAAGATTCAGAGTACAATGGACTCATCTGTAGTGGTGTGTTCAGGTGTTTAGTAAAGCCGACTATGCACTCGCGGCTCGTGTTTTAGGGCTGCCTGTTCCCGAGACCCCGGCTGAGATGGCTGCGGCCACGCCTGCGACCGCTCGTATCATGCGCGAATTTGCTACCGCACTCCCCGTGGCTCCGGGTCACGACGCCGACGGTATGTATACGGGAGCTACTCGGTCCCTTAACGCGTACCCAGCTAATACTCAGCCTATGCAGAAGGCTCAGTTGGCTTCTGCGCTCCGTACCGAACCTGAGGCAGGTGAGGATATCTATGTTCGGGAGCTGCTGGCCTCTCTCGAGCCTGACGAGTATATGCTGATTATTCAGCTTCTTGAAGCTCTAGCTGAACAAGAAGACGAGCAGACGGATCAACTTTCTGCTCAGCGGCCTATGGAGTACGACTCTCCCAACCTGGGTGCTAATTACTCGGTGCTTAACGCTCCCTGTTCTAACCAGATTCCTCCTTCTCAGCAGTTCCAACAACTGAGCTGATAATGGATAACAACACTCGGCGCAAACAACTTCAGGAACGTGACGTTCGGAAGCTGGCCCCAGAGCTAGACCCAGGGACATTTATGCAGATGTATATGGAGAGTAATTTTCCTCAGACTGCATCACTTCCTTCTGCTCAGCAGTTAGCTGTTCCTCCAGTTCAGAATTCTGCTCAAGATCCTCTAAAGTTAATGAAGAAGCCACTTAGTGGCACTAAGTACGACAATCCGGGTGGGTTCTGATGGCGCGATATAGCTTTATGAGAGCCCCCGAGACTTCCTCAGTTCGTGGTCTTGGTTCCGGATTAATTCCAACTCCTTCACTCGAGTCTTATCCAGGAGTAAAAATGCCCGCAGCAGCAGCAGCCGCACCTCTAGCAGCAGCCGCAGGAGGAGGAGGAGGTGTAGGACTTTTAGGAGGCCTCTCTCGTTTTGCAGGTTCGTTTTTCCCCAATCTTCTTGCCGAGGTTGTGGCGGCTTCTATGAAACCTGGGGGCTTAACTCCTTCGAGTCCTACTCCTCCTAGTCAGGTTAAATACAACTTGACTTCAGCTGATATACAGAGCTACGTCCGAATGGCGGATGAGATTAACTACCGTCGCAGGCAGCTCAATGCCATGGGAGCCAACCTCCCGCTGATTAGTCCGGAAGAGCTTATTACTAACGAAGTCGAGACTAATCGACTTCTGATGAAAGAAGCTGGTGAGCGTGAGTATGCTATTGAGCAACTAAAACAGCAGGGTGGTATTCAACAAGCTCTAGCTAATCAGATCGGTGCAGGTCTGCAAGCTCAGAGCGCTGCTACTCAACAAATGATCGCAAGTACGCTTCAGCGTCGTAATATTGATCCACAGGATGCTGAATTAGCGAGGGCTTTCTGATGACTCCACAAGAACTATTAGAAAACGCGCTTGAAGGTTCTCTCCTTCTCAACCCAATTACAGCTCCTCTTGTAATTCTTGGGCAGCTTGGTAAGGATAGGAAAACCCCAGCTGAAAAAACGACAGAGACTACCAGAGTAGAAGCTCCTACAGCGCCTGTAGCTCCTACAGCTCCACGCCCAGGTGGTTATTTAGACCCTGACTTCGATTACACGCCTAACACGCTACCGTTGCCAACCGGAGGGGTCGATTTAAATACTCTTCTTCCTTCACTCATCGAATCTCAGGGTAGATCCTTTGAGAGAAGAGAAGAAGCTGCTCGCGAGTTCTATCCAGAACGCACTGAGATTGATCTTGAGGCGTGGAAAGCGCGTGAAGCAATCGCTCGCCAGAACGCTCTCGAGCGTATGCGCGAGAAAACCAAACGCGATAAGGAACTCAAAGTTATCGATGCGTGGACTACTGTCACGCAGTCTGAGATCCAACGCGATACTGCGATGGGTCTGGGGATGATGAACCTCAGCGCCACGCTGGGGATGCCTAACCCCAACGTCCTTAACGCTTCAGCAAATGCTATTGCTGCTGGTGCTAAAGGTTTTTCTGCCGGCCCTAGCAAGGTATTCTGATCATGGGACTTTTAGGCACTCTTGGCAGCGTTGTCGGTTCGGTTATTGCTCCGGGCATAGGCACTGCGATTGGCGGTGGGTTAGGAAGTCTGGCCGACTCCGCTATGGGAGGTGGAAGCTCCGGTGGTGGTGATGATGGTGGTGGTCAAGGCGGCACCATGAGCCCCGCTCAGAGTTTTTATAACCTCTACGGAGCACAAGCGGCTGCTCAGAATGTCCCCCTAACCGCTGCAATGCAGGGTTTAAGCGTCCTGCAGGGCGCATTTGGGGGTGCTCTCGGTCTTCAGGGAACCACTGAGGCAGGGGTTCAACTTGCGATTCTTAAGGAAGCCATTGACCGAGCTCAAAAGCAGACTTCTACTCAGGCTTCGATTACTGGTAGTGCAGCTGGTGCCGGTATTGATCTGCTGAAGAATCTTGGTTACGCCCGACTCAACACTGAGTTAGCCGGTCCCACGTTGTTAGCTCAAGCTGGTTCTGCAGCTCTATCTGGTGAGAATGCGCTTGCTAAAGGTCTCGCTGCCACAAGCAAAGACATTCAGGGTCTGCAAGAGCAGACTCGTGCGCAAGTTGCTCAGAAACAAGCTGATACGCTGGCGAACGTATTTAGTCAACGAGCCGCAACTGAAGGCGCTCTTGCCTTAGGTGCACAATCACTTGAGAGTGGCTTAAAGCTTCAACAGGCTAAGACCATCAGTAATTTACAGAATATCCGTGGTCAGACGCAGGCTCAACTTGCAGTAGAAAAATCTAGAGCAAATCGAGCTCTGAATGCTCAGCGGTTCTTTGCATGATTAAATCGACAATCGGGGATTCCACAAGCGTTGCCGAGTGGTTGGCTTCGCTTGGGAAATCTCAGCAGGACGCGTTTAAGCATTACGCCAAAAACAGTACGAGCGATATTGAGGCTTATCTTTTTGCTCGGTTTCTGACCCCTGGATACCAGGGTTCTATTGCAGATCTGACTGCTTTTATTCAAGAGCGATACCCCAAGACTGATCTCCGTAAAGATCTTCTGATTGAGATCGACGCGCTCAAAGACGACTTAGCCAACGTCCGGTCAATGACCACGACGGGCATGTTGGATTATGCGACTGCTGCTACCAAGATCGCTGTCTTACAGAAAGAGCTTCGGTCTCATATTCAAGCGGTTCGAGCGCTGACAGACGGCCTTGATCGCCGTGGATTGCTCCTGGCAGGTGCTGACAGATGTCTTCGTGAGCTTATTAACAGCTTTGAAGATCAACCAACGATCAGTTCTCTTCTCGAAGATGCCTCGTTATTGGTCTGGGGAACTATCGAACGAGAAGAGAAATCGTAATATTTAAATTTGAGGCACTGGATTGGTAAACACCCAGTGCCGTAGAGCTCTTAAACTCGATACATTAAGCTAAGTATGTTGACAATAGGTGTTCTAAAGACACCCATAAAGCTGTCGTTGACACCCATAGCCATAACGAGCTCTTCTTCGTCTTCCAGATAACAACTAAAGGGTAGGATGCACGCAGGTTGATTAGAGATATCATTACCCATAGCATCAGTCCAGGTGATTAAATCATCCTGGGTAGAGCCTACAAATAAAGCTTCTTTTGTGAGCCCAGTGATCTTTGTTTGTTTCTCGTCTAAGGTCAGAGCACCTAAGCAGTAAAGCAAATAAGGGCGTCCACTGATTTGAGTAACCATGTACTTCCAATGGAAGAACACGAGCCACTCATCTCCTACTTTGATCGGCGCTGTGGAGTTGAATGTCGGGTGCTTACCGGTTGCAGTTTCAAGGCACTTCGAACTGATCGTTTTATCCGATTCGCCTGGAGTCTTGATCGATAAAGGAGCGACCGAATAGAGAAGACGAAGTTTCTCTTCGTCGCTGTAGAAGCACCAGTTTTTCTCTGACCCGCCGTCGACATAGTTTTTGCCGATTCTTGGGTAAATACACTCCACAAGATTCCCGTACTCATTAATTTCTCCCACGCAGACTTTTGGGGTTTTAAGCATTAAGTGCTTTGTTGAGTCCCATTTTGTCGCGTAGGTGCTAGTTACGAACTGACAGTGGAGTCGATCGTCAGGCGTTATAAATAGACGAGGGTCTTCGTAACTAAGTCGATGTTTACCGGGACGTAGTTTCCGAGAAGCGATGATCGTGGAGTCGTTCAGAAGCTCGCCAATCCATAGATCAGTTGGGGTGTTGTTGTAATAGAAATATTTCATATCGTGCCGGAAACAAAAAGGTTCCGGCTGTGAGCGCCAAGCAATGAGAGATGATCCTCGGTGCTTGATCAAACTGGGGCTGAAGTTAGCGATACTTCCTTCAGGTAGACCTTTAGTTATTCGAGTAAAGGTTCCTCCTATCTCTTCAGCTTGTTGAAAGACAGTTGGGTATCCAGTGTTGTCTCGTACTCTTGCTTTAAGAACGGTTTGAGAGTGGTAGTTGCGGTAGCGGTGGAATTGGACGCTCATTTGGACAGCTCCTCCATAGCTTTTTCAAAACCTTCAGCGATCTTGTCCCAACGGTAAGAAGGGTTCTGAGTCACTTCAAAACAGTCGTTAGCTACTTTTTCATAAAACTCTTTGTCCTCGTACAGCGTCGAGAGTTTTTCCGCCGCGTCGTCTACATCGACAATCCCACGCTCAACTCCTAAGTCCTTGTCGTAGATCCAAGCAGCGACATCGGCCAATAAAGCTTTGCCCTTCCAGACGTCAGAGCATGAAGTGTGGTTTGGCATGACTTGAGGCTTTTTGCAAATTGCGTGCTCGAAAGGCACGAGTCCCCAGCCTTCACCGTTACAGGTGTTAAGACCCACGTCGCAAGCGTTATAGATGATGTTTAGCAGCTCGTCGGGTGGAGCGTTTGTGTAATCAATATTGTTTGCAGTCATGATTAACCGTTGGTCTGGGTCGAGACCAGCACGCTTCATTTCGGTGTTAAAGATGGCTCGTACATCCCAACCGAGATCTTTCTCGCTCATATGCAGGTAGAGCGAAGCATCAGGTTTGTCTTTTGCGAACTTAACGAAGGTTTTGATCGTTAGGTCGATGTTCTTGCGAGGTTGGTTCCTGTTGGCGTTAAGAACAATAAATTTATTGAGAGGGAGGTTGAGTTTCTTCCGGCACTCGTCTCTATCAAGAGTGTGGAACTTGCCAACATCTAAGCCGTGGGGGATAACCCCGAGCAACCTGGGTTGGACCCCGTGTCTCATAATTCGCTGAGCTTGTTCGATCGAGAAAGTGATCGCGAAATCCCAGTCCTTGATAAACCTCATATGGTTTTCGACGTACCACTCACTATCGATAGGGAAGTAAGCGATGAATTTGAATTTCATCGATGACTTCAGGAGATGGATTCTTTCCCACACCTGATTTACCATCCAGATGTCGTTTAAACAAATAACAAAGTCTGGGTCTTCTTTCTGAACTACAAGAGGCAGACGCTGGATACCAAAACGATCAGCCGGATTAAGAGCACCTGCTGGGTAAACCTTGAAAGGTAGGTCGTGAGGATCACCTGTGTAATTAATCCCAAAAGCTACAATCTCATTATCCCTTGCAAGGTGTTCAAGAATACTGTGTGTTACACGAGCGAAGCCGGTGTTCGAAAGGATATCTCCGTACCAAAGAATTTTGGCCATACCAGGGTTAAAATCTTTCTGACAGTATACAGACAGTTTTTAAAAGCACATGCCGAGTAGAGAGAGTTTTGCATATCGACGTGCTCTGAAACTTAGAGCTACTAAGGCTATTGAGTCTGATGCACCTGAGTTAGACACTATATTTACTAGAGCAGCAGAGGATTTCCATACGTTCTGTACCATTATGGATAAAGCTCCCGCAGCTCATATGCTGGAGTGGCATAAGCATTTGATTACAGGTGAGAGCAATAGATACCTACTAGATATCGCAGGCCCTAATCTTGACATCCTCGCTCCACGAGGTTCGGCTAAGTCGACCGTACTCAACATGTTTACCGCGTGGATTATTGGTAGACATACAACTGCTGGTCTTCCCCTTCAGATCATCTACTGCTCGTACAACATCGCTACAGCAATCCCGAAGAGTCGAATTATTAAGCAGATCATCGATTCTGCAACGTTTAAAAAAATCTTCCCAAAGGTCCAACTGCGAGCTGGAATGCAGTCGGATATTGGTTGGTCGATTGATTTTGATTACGCAGGTATCAGCCGGGTGGGCGACGAAGAATTCACCCTTCGAGCAGCAGGTCTTCGAGGATCGATCACCTCAAAACGTGCTCACTTGGTCATCGTGGATGACCCTATTAAATCGAGCACTGACATCAAAAACCCTTCGATTAGGGAGGAGATGAATGGTAACTGGAGCTCGGTTATCGCTCCGATTATTTTTGAAGGTGGTCGAGCTATCTGTCTAGGTACTCGATTCCACCCCCTCGACATCCATAAAACGATGTTCGTTCCGGAGAAGGGCTGGAAGCAGGTTCAGCAGGAAGCGCTTACATATGACAACGCTGGTGAAGCTGTGAGTTATTGGCCTGAGCAGTGGAGTGTTGATTACTTGCTCGGGCAGAAGGAACTGGATCCCGTGGCGTTCGCCTTCCAGTACCAGCAGCAACCAGTAATGACCTCAGATCTAATCCTTTCTCCAGACCTTTTGGTGAAAGGAGATGTTGTTACGGAGTTTGATTCTCTTGCTGTCGGAATTGACCTTTCAGCGAGTAAGAACGAAACCTCTGACTACACAGCTTTTGTTCTTGGAGGCAGGCTAAAAGATCAGTACTACATCATTGATGCTCATCAGGTTCGGTCGATCGGGAACTTAGAGAAAATCGATCTCCTATGCAAAATGCTTGTTGAGTGGGGAATCCTTCAAGAGAACCCCGAGGGGCAGTACTTCCCTACATATTCCACTTGTACCCTTGTCGTTGAATCCGTGGCCTATCAAGCGTCGCTTGCAGCGGATCTAAAACGAGTGATGTTAAACGAATGGGGCCTTGGAAATCTCCATATCCATGAGGTGAAAGGCTTCAGAGGTGACAAGATCGCTCGGTTCAGGGGTACCCTTGGGCTTCTGGAGAACAAGAAGGTGGTCTTCAATCGGTACCGAAGATTCGATCAGCTCTTTGACCAGGTTATTAACGTCGGTGCAACCTCTCACGACGACTTGCTTGACGCTTATACACACCTTGTGTGCTTCCTGCAACGCCGTGGTAACTATCACACGGAGTACTGATTGATGATCGCGGAATCTTGGCGTTACGACGCGACTGTAGCGAACACTTACAAGGTGATGTTTAACATCACTGCTCACGACCCACTCTCACGCGTCGATCAGCTCTTAGAGGTCTTGAGAGGCTATGAGGAAATCCCTGCTACTCAAAAAGATGTTTTTATCTATATCGATCACGAGCACAAACAGGATAAGGAGACCCTCTTAGCGGTTCTTGAACCGAACTTGGAGACACTAAGTCTGTGTGTTTTGGTTGCGGATCCTGAGTATCAAGGGTTTGCTCTTTGCTGGTCGCACAAACCGACACTGAAGCTAGCTGTCGAAACCAAGTCTTATGACATCTATATCTACAGCGAAAATGACATGATGTTCAATAGTGAGCATTATGCCTATTGGTTAACCTATCGTCAGTTCCTAAAGCCGTTAAACCTTGAGCCAGGCTTTTGCCGTTTTGAGCGGTACGACCATAAATGTGTTCCCTTTGATAATTACAAAAAGTGGCGTCTAACAGGACCTACGCCAGATGTCTGGGGTGACCGACCTTATCAAGTGCAAGCGTACCTAACACCCACGCTGGATCTACTTGGTTTTGTCTCTTTGGGTAACCCCTATATGGGTTTAATGGTTCTGGATCAGGAGATGGCGGAGACTTATATCTACTCGCAAAGTTGTGATTTGGCTAAAAGTTTCGTACTAACTCGTCACCGTTGTTGGCCGATTGCCGACAGAAGCTCTATGGGGCTCGCCTTTGAAGGACTTAAGAGTGGACAGGAGCACCGTCGAGTGGTGCCAGTTGTGAGAGACGAAGATAAGGTTGTTATCGCCCCTTATGGCTTAGTTGAGCATTTAGATAAAAAGTACAGCACGCTTTTAGCTGATGAGGATGGTACCCTCATGGATATTTCTGAGATGTTCCTTGTATGAGCGATCGTGTCTCTCATCCGTCTCACTACAATCAAGGTGAGATCGAATGCATCGATGCTTTAAGGGCGTCTTTGGGCTCTGAAGGGTTCAAAGGTTTTTGCAGAGGTTCGGCGATTAAGTATCTATGGCGTACCGAGCACAAGAACGGCGTTGAGGATCTCAAAAAGTGTGCATGGTATATAAACAAGCTCATCGAAATTGCTGAGCAAGAAGGTTAAACTATTACTGAGGCTTCTTACTTATGGATATCCGCGCTTTTGGTTCTGTCTTTC